AATACGTACGTTATAAATTTGGATTCGCAAAAGAAACGGTACGAGGTTCAGGAAAAGAAACTTAACGAGGTTGGTATATATCCTACGCGTATAAGTGGGTATATGTACGATGACATTAGTGAAATTGAAATAAAAAAACATTTTGATTTTATTTTTGGAGTCGATAGTTTTGCGTCTAGATCTGCTATTGGGTGTACGTATAGTCATATACAAGCACTTAAACATTTTTTAGATAATGATCCTTATAACGTTGCTTTAATAATGGAAGACGATGCATTTCCTTTATTTACTAACGTTGTTCACTTGGAAAAGAAACTTGATAATATAGATTGGGATTATCTAAGTTTACACTGTGATGGTATATGTCCTAAAACAAAAGATAAAAATACTAAGTATTCGGGGTCGACAGCGGCATATTTTATTACACGTGAAGGTGCACAAAAAATAATAAACCATAAGCATTCAACGCACATTGATATGGAGACAAATGGTATTAAAAATTTAAATAAAAAGGTTGATTATAAAAATTCGTTTTGGACGGATGAAGATAATATAATGGGAGGTGAAATAAGTACGAATAGGTACAAAAGGTATTGTCCTCAAATAGTAGAAGACTTAACAAAGTATTTGTATAATAGGGGTGAAAAAACGATATGTCATACTAAAGATTATGGTATGATTCGTATTCCTATTATCGGGTATAATGTAACGAATGGGGATGTATTTTTTATTCAAACGGTTATACTTTTGATAATTTTATGGATAGTTGTGAGACGATTAAATAAATTAAAGAAAGTTTGAGTATATAAATAAAACATAATGCCGGAAACGCTTCAAATTAAACGATTAACACTAGATGCAACTTTACCGACGCGCGCGTCCCCTGGTTCAGTTGGATACGATTTATATAGTTTAAACGATTTGGTTATTCAACCAAATTCTAGGGATATTGTGAATACGGGTATATGTGCAACTATACCTACGGGGTGTTATGGACGCATAGCGCCGAGATCAGGTTTAGCGGTAAAATACGGAATTCACGTCGGCGCGGGTGTGATTGACCCTGATTATACGGGTGAACTTAAGGTCTGCTTATTTAATCTCGGATCAGTTCCGTTCGAAATTAAACAAGGGGAAAGAATTGCTCAGTTAATTTTGGAAAAATGTTTAACGCCTCTTATTCAAGAAGTAGACGAGTTAAAGAAGACCATGCGTGCGAATAGAGGTTTTGGGTCTACGGGTACGTTATAATTGATTATTAGTTGCCAAATGCGACGCCACCCATACCATTCTTAATTCTGAGAATGTTATAGTTGACACCGTATGCGCGAATAACCTTAACACCACCACCGCCACCGGCATTTGAGTCTGGTGTGTCTATGGTTATTTTTGCAGTATCGATACGCGAAAAGTTGAGCGTACCAGTTGGTTGCGATTTATTCATCGTAAGACAGAATGGCCATGATGTGACTGGTTCTTGGTCGAGTACATCCGGGAGCACGGAACAGTGTCTCGTAGGAACAACTTTTTGGTGGTATACGTTTGACATGTTTTCGGAAAGTGCTGTACCATTAATGTATAAAGATGCACTTTGGAACGTATATCTCGTTGCTGGTGAATTTGCCCCTGAACCGTCATTACTCGCGGCAATGTGAACGGCCTTAACTGGGTGGTTAAAGTACGTAAGATCGACCGACGTATCCGTTTTAGTCATGGGTTGGAACTGTGTTTGTGTAATGAGAATTTCGTGTTCGTTATTCGCGAAGAATTCGCGTTCGGCTGTGTCGAGGAACACATACGACGCGTAAGCTTTTATGGTTGGTAAGTTCGCTGCGCTACTTCTAAATTTAACTTTAATTTCAACTTCGTGGTATTGGAGCGCGACGAGTGGTAACGCTTTTGTCCAATCTTCGCTAAAGAAGAATGGGATAACGTATGAGTGTGGGCATATATTTGCACCTCCATCGGCTGTGGTTGTAGCAGCAGTTGCCTTTGCCTGTGATTCGTTATAGAGAACGTTATGCACGCCGGCGACAAAAAGGGAATCCAATTTGCACACTTCTTGACCGCCGACCCAAAGTGAGAAATCGGTTACTGTAGTATCATCGTCGGAAAAGAGACCTGTATTTTGGGTGTCTTTTAAGTTGATATTAGTACCTTCAAGCCAAACATAGCTTAAAAGATCCCCCTTGGACTTTATTGGAATAGATATTTCATTACCCGCACTTGCCGAACCGATAAAATCGAGACGTTCAGGTTTAATTGCAAAGTTTGTGTGACGTTTATAGTTTTGTCTGAAGAAAGAGACTTGTGGGTCGCCTGTGATGTACACATCTTGGGCACCGACCGATACGAGGTCAATCAAAGCAGCTGACATATTTTACTAATATACTATATTAAAAAAATTGAGCATTAACGTAATAAAAGACATGGTTGTTTTTCAAGCTCTTACCTGGGAAACTGAAGACCGAGATGATGAGCATTTGATACACATTTTCGGTAAAACGAGCGAAGGTCAATCTGTGTGTGTAACAACTGCGTTTTCGCCGTACTTTTTTATAAAACTTCCTACGGACGATTACGAAGTACACGCTGAAAACTATTTTAAAAGTATTCGTCGGGCGTGTCCTGGTTTACAAATGAGTTACGAGACCCAAACGTCTATGGACGTTTGGGGGTTTCAGAATAGTAAAAAATTTTATTTCATGAAACTAATGTTTCAAACTTTAGCGAATCGACGTAAGGTTGGGTATTCGCTTAAACAGTCTCTGAAGGTATATGAACAAGCACCCCCGAGACTTGAAGGTGAACCGTACGAGGAACCTAATTTTGAGTTTGTAAAAATGAAACTATACGAATCCAATTTGGACCCGGTCCTGAGGTTAATGCATATAACGGGTATTCAGTCTACTGGTTGGTTAGATTCGGGGGAAATGTGTTCTAAAGCAGAGTATGCAAATACTGATATTGATATATTATGTAAAAACTGGAAAGATTTAAAACCGATAGATAAACCTGAAACTGCACCATTCGTAGTTGCGTCTTTGGATATCGAGTGTAATAGTTCGACTGGTAAGTTTCCTGATGCAGAAATACCCGGCGACTGTTGTTTTCAAATAGCTATTTCTCTGTGTACGTTTGGTACTGATATACCTTACGATAAAACGTGTTTTTGTTATAAGAAAACGGATCCTAATTTGGAAGATTGTAATGTTTTGAGTTATGATTCTGAAAAAGAAATGCTCGAGGCGTTTGGTACGTATTTAGTACGAATGGATATCGATATAATTACGGGATGGAACATATTTGGTTTCGATATGGATTATATAATGAAACGTGCAGATATGGTTGGGTGTTCTATTGGATTTTACGAAATGAGTAAACTTAAGGGGTACGAGTGTAAAATGAAAGTTAAAAAGCTTTCATCGAGTGCCCTGGGAGATAATGAACTGAAACTTTTACCTATACCCGGTCGATTCATTTTTGATTTATTCCACGAGGTTAAAAAGGGGTATAAACTCGATTCATATAAACTCGACAACGTTTCTAAATTGTACCTTGGTGATCAAAAAATAGATATGCCCGCGAAGGAAATGTTTGCGCGTTTTAAGGAGGAAGATCCTATTAAGTTACGTGAGGTCGCTGAGTATTGTATTAAGGATACGTTATTACCACATAGATTATTGTCTAAGTTATGTACACTCATTAATCTTTTGGAAATGGCGAAGGCGACATGGGTTCCCCTGTGTTACTTGGTAGAGAGGGGTCAGCAAATTAAAGTGTTTAGTCAATTAACGAAAAAGGCTCGGGAAATGGGGTACCTCGTTCCGACTATCGAGTGGGGCCAGGGTATTGTTGATGGGTACGAAGGTGCGACCGTACTCGAGGCTCAAAAAGGGGCGTATTATACCCCAATAACCGCACTTGATTTCGAGGCACTGTATCCTTCTATAATGATGGGACACAATTTGTGTTATTCGACACTTATTATGGATCCTGTATACGAAAATAAGAAATTGTATCCGGATTTGGTGATTGAAAAGTTTGGTAATTTTAAGTTTGTACAAAACGTACCGAGTCTTATTCCGAGTATTTTATTGGAGCTTAAACAGTTTAGAAAACAGGCTAAGAAAGATATGGCAAAATCGACAGGGTCTCTAAAGGAAATGTATAACGGTAAACAATTAGCGTATAAAGTTTCCATGAACTCGGTGTATGGTTTTACTGGTGCATCTAAAGGCATGTTACCGTGTGTACCTATAGCATCTTCTACAACCATGAAAGGGCGAATGATGATCGAAGATACTAAGAATTACGTCGAGAAACATTTTCCGGGTGCAAAGGTAAGGTATGGAGATACCGATAGCGTAATGGTCGAGTTTGACGTTGGTAATCGTAAAGGGAAAGAGGCGATAGAGTATAGCTGGGAACTTGGAGAACGCGCGGCGGGTGAGTGTACGAAACTTTTTAAAAAACCGAATAATCTAGAACTTGAAAAAGTGTATTATCCGTATTTTTTATACTCCAAAAAAAGGTACGCGGCAAAGCTTTGGACGAAAGGTAAAGACGGTAATATGAACATGGATTATATCGACGTTAAGGGTCTTCAACTGGTTCGTCGAGATAATACGCCATATATGCGCGACGTATGTAAAGAACTACTCGATGTTATATTGGAAAGTAACGATACGAGTATGCCTAAGGCTCTTGCTTTACAACGTGCTATTGAGTTGCTAGAAGGTGATGTTCCTAACGAAAAACTTATACTTTCGCAACAACTTAGTGATTCGTATAAATCTGATAATTTACCACACGTTCAGGTTCGTAATAAGATGCGTGAACGACAACCTGGTTCCGAACCACAATCTGGTGATAGAGTACCTTACATACTTTGTAAAACATGGGATCCGCGAGCAAAGGCATTTGAGAAGGCCGAGGATCCGAAATATGCGGCCGATAAGAAATTGGAAATTGATTATGCGTATTATTTTCTTAACAAATTTTTAAACCCTGTCTGTGATCTTATTGAACCTTTATTTGACGATCCTAAAGAGGAAATATTTGGTGAACTCATAACACGTTCTAAGCCTGAAAAACGTAGTAGACTATGTGATTATGATCCAAAACAAAGACGAATATCTGATATATTTAATAAAGTTAAAAAATAAGGTATAATGTAAGATATAAAACATCATGATAACATCTGTTTTTTCAGAAACGTTCGAGGTTTTTGAAAAAAACAAAAAAACGCTTATAAAACATGAAATTGTAAAAATGTATCGTAAAATATCCGAAAGGTATAAAATTCCATTTAATGAACTCGTCAAAAAATGTAAATATATCGTTTCTGATGATGATAATTTTAACGAACCTGTGTTTTTAGATTCGCGTCGTTTTTGTGAGTGTTATAGTTCTGAATTACAGGTTTCTTTTTTAAAGGATATTTATAAGAATGTAGATAAGGCAAAATGTGAAAATCTCGAACGTTTAACGCAGGAAACGAACGGGTTAGTTGATATTTCGTCATGTTTAGACCTTATTAGCGATACTCATAAAATTAAACCTGTAAACGGAGAATTATGTTGCGGTGTTACAAGTAAGGGTAAAATATGTATGAAACGGGCCGTAACAAATGTAGGAGAGTACCCTTTTTGCTCAAAACATGCAAAACATGCAAACATGAGCAATATTCCCGCATTAACTTCATGGAATAGTTCAACCACTAATTCAACTATGAGTATGAGTGATAGGTCTGTTATATCACTATCTACCAGTGAGTCTGACGATGAAAATGATTTACCTATTCTAAAGACGGTTTATAAACGAGTGTGATAAGATGCTTAAAGTTAAACGTTGTTTTAGTATCAAATGAATAAATCCGATAGATTATTAATTTCAATGGATAGTTTCTATAGTATATCTGAAAATAGAAACATTTTAACACAGATACTGAATAAATCCGGTGGAATTTCATTAAGAAACCTTGAATGGTTTATAACAAATTACTCAAAAAAGAATAACTTAACGTATAAAACAGGTGATGGTAAAATGTTCAGTGTTCACTGTTCATATAAATCAAGTTTAGACGGGTATAGTAAAAAATTGTTTGATCCTTTTTGTCGAACAGAAAAGATTAATTATTTGATACCCGGTACAAATGATGAAATTCATACAACTGTTGCGCAGTTAAATTTTATCAAATGGTGTATAAAAAATAATATTATCGATTATATAAAAACGCATAAATTTCAGTTATTTAATAAGCGCGTGTCATGATTCCATTTTCAAATGAAAATGTTTGGTATCCTACGTAATATAAGTGTAAGTTATAATCACTTGATAATCCACTTGCCATTTTTATATTTAATTTGGTTCTGTTTGATTTTAAACTCGTGAAATCTAAACTTCCCGATGGTTCCACATTAATCGGATTCATCGAGAATGCATACGTGTATATATTTCGCATAGGTCTAGATAAACGACTCAATAAAGGTACGGTATATTTATAATATTTATGATCTGTATCTTGAAACCCTGGTATATCTTCTCCATTTACGTATATCTTAGCACTTGATAATGGTGGGTTATAAAATTCATTTGTAAGTTCATAAAGAACGTTTGAAGATAAGTTAAATCTATTGTGGAAATGGTATTTTCTATTATCGGTCGAATCTGTAAACCCCGATCCTCTTGCTACACTTTCGTCTTCGTATGTTGTATTTCTTAAAAACCAATTAAGGGTCTTAACTGGTATTTTAGGAACAAGTTCTAAAGAAGTTTCGTTTACACCTGCTGCTATAAGAAGCGATGGATGTTTTTGTACGATATCGGTAATGAACTGTTGTTTATTATTTTTTATGTATGCTCTTTCATTAGATTCCAGTGTAATTTCTTCTGTAATTATATCGAAACTCGATAAAGATAAGGTTGAACTTTCGTCTGTAAAGAAGGCCTGAGGGTAAAAATCTATAACGAATTGAATTTTTTGTTTGTGTATGGCACATGTTGGAAAATATGGTCGGTTAGGTTTATTCGTTTCGTATTCGTCACTTTCGTATTTTCTTGAGAAGAAAAGAGGTATGGGTATAAAAACGCGTGATTTTTTTTGCGCAAGATCTTTATTCGTTGAGGAAGTACCGTTTGGTACGGACGTACCTTCGGCTAAGTTTCTATTTATAGTATACCTTTTTGTTCTTTTTTCGGATT